ATTTTGATGTTTAAATGTTGGTTCACTTGAGAAATCTCTTTTTGGAACATATGGTAATGGTTCGGTATTACATTTAGATAAAACAGGATCCTTTTGTTGTTCTTTGGATAATTTAGTATTCAATGTGACATATGTATTATTTTGTACTGTTTCACCACGCAATTTACTAGGCTTCAAAACGAAACTCTTGTTTTTGAATTTAGTAGCATAAAAGTCCATAAGCCCATCAACTTCTTGGTAATACATACATATGAATTGACAACCAAATTCAAAGCCATTATTTGGACTATATTGACGAGTAAAGAAACTTTTTTCGTCTGGAACAATTACCGATAACCCGCTTTTATTGTAATTCATTAGTGTTTCGGTATCTTCTTTAATATATTGTGAAATTCGAACAGTTGGGTCGATTGATTTATTATTGATTTTTCTTACGACATTTGTATTCCAGGATCCATTTACAATTTCTTCTAAGGTACTATTTTCAAACCCTTCACTACTTAATATAACTACTTTTTCTTTTAGTTTTTTGATGGGTTCAAGAGCTATATTTTTTTGATTATATCCATAACTTATATCCATAAGTCTGGATCCACAATGTTTTATTATAGATTCCTTGATTTTTTTAAGAATTTTATGGTTTTTGGGTATATTTAAATTTAAACCTATTAAAAGTGGATCGTCATAGTTATTAACTATTCCGGCATTAAAGGCATTTGTTCCTATTGTTTCTATAACTTCATCGAAATCCAATGAATTCAATGATAATTTCCAATTACCATTTTTAAGACCAACACATACAAGTGGTTTTTCATTATCACTATAAACATCCAAATATAAGAATCTAGCGCCATATCGTAATATACGTTTCAATATATTTGTACTAGTGTAATCCAACATTTGGTTTTTTCCAGTATAAGGTCTAAACGCACTGGCAATATAGAAATTACATAAAGGCTGTTCAAGTTCGGTTTCATCATCCAGAGAACTAATAGTAAAGTAGTCGTCATATATATAGAGTCTTTCCATAACCTTATTAACACGATACTTATCAGATATGTAGAAACTTAGTATTATGGTAATAAATAGTATAAAAAATAGTATAATGAATTTACGGTAATATTCAATATTTCGCAATAATTGGTTTCTTAAATCTTGTTCCATATATATTTATTTATATTATTTTAATATTATCCATTTAACATAAAAACTAATTGATATTTTAAGTATGAAAAATTTATTAGAAATAATAAATAAGGATATTGAAAAAATATTTTCAGGGGTTTTTAAAGAATCAGAAAAGGTATATTTTTGTACCCGATGTATAACAAGTTGTATGAATATTTTGGATAATATATTAACAAAAAAAGAAACAAAACAAGCGATCTCAAAAAAAATGCTTGTCATTTACAGCTATATTATAAATATGGATGATATTGAGATTTATGATGTATTGTTGTATGATGTTTATAATAATATTAAAACATTAAACCACGAATTCGCCGAGAAATTTCATTATAAATGTCTCTTTAAAAAAAAGAATATAGAATATCACCTAAATATGATTATGTTTTATAAGAAAAATAATGAAACAACCTCAAACCTATATAACTATTACTTTAATGTTGAAAATTATTATAATTGTTTGAAATTATTGGATTATAGTGATACCGCTTACTTTTATAAAAAGATGGTATTATGTAATAATATTTGTGATTTTGAAAATTTAGACCTAAACATTAGTAAAATAATTGATTATTCAAAAAACAATATGTGTTCGCCATATTTACTTATTTGTATGGGACTGGGTAACACTATTATGAATAATTGTGTGAAACGTTATTATAATACTATATATAACGACCAATCTAATAGACTAAAAGAAAATGTAGATATACAATCTATTACTCAAAGGAATACAAAAAAGATATGTTTAATTGTTGATAATAGTAAATATAATCTAGAAAATTATATCATAAATCAGTGTGAATATGTTATATTGGATTTATCTTTAGCATTAGATAATACACTGTCTAAAGTTAAAGCGAAAAATGTCGAAATAATTCACGGAGATTTAAATGAAAATAATCAAGAAACTATATGTGAATTATTATTAAAACATCAATTTTACTTGGCTATTAATTTTTGTAGTTTAAATAACGTAAATGTATTTCGGTTATTATCTAGGAAAATTGCGAAACTACAAATCAATAATAACGATTACTTAGGTAGTCATACACATGGTATTTTCGATTATATTATACTAGGTAAATGTTATAACGAAATGAATAATAATTACGCGTTTAATGAAAAGAAAATAATTGTAGATTGTCCGATTATATTGAATATAGATTATAATAAATCGTATGAATTTGAAATTAAAAGGAATTACGATTACATTATATATTTAATTAATAAAAATATTAATAAAAAGCAAATAACTGATTTTATGGTAGATTATATATATAAAGTAATTAAATTCAATATACGTAATATAAATCGTGGTATTTACAACAAGGAATTGCTTATTGAACGACAAATCAAGACTATTATGGATAAAATGAATAATGATAATAACTACACGGTGTTTCAAAATAATTATAGTAAAATTCGCGATTTGAAAAAAGGTAATATAAAGGAAAAACAACTATATTCAATGTACTATAATATCATATTACCAAGAAATAAAAACAATGATTATTTCCGTTTTTGTGTTCTTAGTGGTTCTAAGAAAATTAGTAAAAAGGATATTTTAATTTACAATCAAATACTAAAAATGTCTCCCGACAGTGTATTATATATACTAGAAACTGTATGCTTTGAAAATAGAGATATGTTATTAAAACATTTTGATGACAATATCAAAGAAAAAGTATATTTTATACCATTTATTGAACCACAACTCAATTTATATAGACTTATTTACTTTGATTGTATTTTAGATACACTTAACTATAATTTAAAAAACACTATTTACGATATGTTGGTTTGTAAAGTTCCAATTATGTGTTTTCAGGGAAATCATTTGTATTCGACAATTACCTCAAGTATTTTAAAGAGTTTAAACTTAACAGATACAATATGTTTTACAATAGATGATTTTATTAAAAAATCGGTTAAAATGTCAGATAATACAGACTATTATAATTCCATTAAAGACAAGTTCAATAATAATAATGTCAAGAGTTATTATCAAGAAAAATATATAGATAAAATAATTAATAGTATAATAAATTTGATTATTTAAAATTACGATGTTTAAAATTATAAACTAATAATATTAGATATTATGTCTCTCCCAAACAATAAAAAAAACGACGAACCACTTTTGCGCGAAAACCCGGGACGATTTGTTATCTTTCCAATTGAATATCATAATATTTGGGGAATGTATAAAAAGGCCCTAGCATCTATATGGACTGTAGAAGAAGTTGATTTATCTAAAGACACAAATGATTGGATGAAATTAAATACTAACGAACGTAATTTTATTGAAAATATTTTGGCTTTCTTCGCGGCAAGTGATGGAATAGTCAATGAAAATCTATGCGAACGTTTTATGAATGATGTACAAGTCACTGAAGCTAAATGTTTTTATGGATTTCAAATTGCTATGGAAAATATCCACAGTGAAATGTATTCCCTTTTGATTGATACCTATGTCAAAGACACCACACGTAAATTAGAACTTTTAAATGCCATAGACACGATTCCATCCATTAAAAAGAAAGCAAACTGGGCATTGAAGTGGATTGGTGATGATGATTCCGATTACAATAAACGTGTAATTGCTTTTGCGGCAGTCGAAGGTATCTTTTTCAGTGGAGCATTTTGCTCTATATTCTGGCTTAAAAAACGGGGTCTTATGCCCGGATTAACATTTAGTAATGAACTTATTTCGCGTGATGAAGCATTACATACTGAATTTGCTATTATGATGTATAAAATGCTCGTTCACAAATGTTCGGAAGAAACCGTTAGGGAAATTATTACTGAAGCGGTTGTAATAGAAAAAGAATTTATTAATGAAAGCATTCCGTGTAAGCTTATAGGAATGAATTCGGAACTTATGAGTGAATACATTGAATTTGTTGCGAATCGCCTCATTGTTCAATTAGGTTATTCAAAAATATATCAGGCTAAGAATCCATTCCCATTTATGGAAATGATTTCATTGGAAGGTAAAACTAATTTCTTCGAAAAAAGAGTAGGAGAATATGCGAAGTCTGGTGTTAAATCTGGAACACAAGTATCTAAAAAAATTGTTTTGGATGCCGATTTCTAAGTTATTCTTAATGTATCACCATAATTACACTTATAATATTTGTGATGTAGAATATGGTGATTATTTTTTGTATTTGGTGTATTATCGTCTATATTTATTGTTTTGTAGTTTCCGAGTATAATTAAATACAATAGTGTTAATGTATTTGTTTTAAGAAGTATTGGTACAATAGCAAATGGTATAAAATTACCAAATATAAAATCAATTGGATGAGCGTATGCTGCTCGTATACCTATAGGATCATTGAATTCATGATGAATATTGTGATATTTATATAAGTCTTTGTTTATATGAGAAT